CCATGCGATCCCATACCTGAGACGCCATGTCGAAACCACCAACGGTGAACGTGCCCGCTACCTGCGCCTTAGTTGGCACAACCGGCAATCCCCACATGATGTTACTTGTAAATGCCTGTGGACCACCGAAGATGTAACGACCATCGCCATCTTTAAGCAGCGCGATATTGTGCCAGTCGCGAGGGTTAAGGATGATGCCGGAGGCGCTGAACTCGGATTCAGTCACCTGGAAAATCGCGTGAGCGATGATATCGGCGCGGGTATCACCTGTTGCGTTCAGCGCTGTGTCATAAGCCGTCGCAACGTGGTTCAGACCTTCCAGATTATCTCCGGTACCATCACCGTTCAGCAGCTGGCCCTCTTCCTTTAGTGCCAGACCGTACATCAGACGGTTGTTAACGTACGATTGCAGCATAGGTGCATCGTCCATCACCTGACGGGATGCCTGAATCCAGTGCGCTACCGTTTTCACGTTGGCTGTGTGCTTGCTGAAGGTGATGTCAGATTCAGGCTTTAGCGCCTTCTCTGCCACGATGTCGGCGCTGTTGGTGAACACTTCTTCGCGCACATATTCCAGTGAGTTACTGGAAATACGACCCTGTGCCAGCAGGTCACGAATGGTCAGTCGGCGCAGGCCCGGCATCAAAATGCCCGGAACCTGCATCGGCTGGATCAGATTGCCCGCTGAAGCTGCGTCACTACCCAGCGATTTGTTAAAGGTTTTGGCTTCAAAACTGCCTTTACTGCCGTTCCATGATTTTTGCAGCTCTTCGGCCGCGCGTTCGGCGAATGATTTTTTCTCACCCGGATTTTCAGCGCCCGATGCCAGTTTCTGCTCAAGGTCGAAAAGTCGAGTGCCAGACTTCTGCAGCTCTTCGTTAACTTTTGCCAAATCATCCTGCAGCTTTTTCGAGACTTTGCCTGTGCTTTCAATTTCGGCTTTCTGTGCATCAAACAGCTGTGTCATTTTCGACTGAGACTCTTCGATGGCTTTCTGAATTTGCGCGAGTTCGGACATGTTATTTTCCTAAATTAGAATTGAAGTTCTGCATGCTCTTAAGCAGAGCGTTAATTTGTGCTTCGTTTTCGTCGCCCCCGGACTCGCTCCGAATCGCTGACTTAAACCGGGCTATCAGCCCAACTGCCTGTGACTTGGTGAGCCCGACTGAATCCCTCAGCCAGTTCTCCACATCACGAATGGTTTCAATGCCATCTACGCTTTTCATGGCTGCTACGCCTGCAAGCTCATTGGCCGGGAAGGTGCACACGCTGATTTCACGTAGCGCTGCGATATTTTTGAAGATGCGTCCGCTGGTGCCGACTGAGTAATCGTCTTTGTTGACTGAAAATCCAACGGACATACCCTCAACAGTGCCGTGCTGCATCGCAGCTTTGAGGTCGGTTGCGCCACTGTGACCCGGTGTGAGCTGTCCTCTGACATACAGCCCTTTATCGTCTTCTGCCAGGCTGTCCCATTTACCAACCGGCAGTTCCCACGTTTTGTGATTGAAAAACATCGCCACCTTACGGCTCTGACTGGTCAGCGCGTTTTTAAATGCTCCCGGCAGGATGATGTCGCCGTCAGAATCGGTGTTGTTAAACACGGAGGCATAGCCTTCGAAAATCCCTTGCTTACCGTCGCCGGTAAACTTGATTTCGGTCTCATCAAACGACAGCGTTTTTACGATCTCAGCCATCACGGCCCCCATAAAAATTAAGCCCCGACATCGCGGGGCTCTTTGTTATTACCTAAGTCAGTAATCGGCACGTACTGCGCCTGACGCATTGCTACGTCGCCGCCCGGTAAAGGCGGCATATTGTCAGTTCGCCGCATCTCATTAATAGTACGCAGACCGGCTTCACCCATCGCCTTCATGAAGGCTGCGCGGGAAGCTGAATCACCGCGAAGGAGACCATCAAGGTTATGTTCGGCATGGTACCGGCCAACGTCGGACGGCGTAATCAGCCAGCGCTGTATGCTGTTTTCCCAGCGTGATATGTAGGGCTGCAGCGTGTACTGGAGAAATCCGAGATTCTGCTGCTCAATGCCGGTTCCCCAGCTCGTTGATTTTTCAACGTCACCTACAAGGTGCGGAGGAACGCCAAAGAAGCGGGCAAGCTCGCTTACCTGAAACTTACGTGACGCCATCATTTCGGCATCCTGCGGTGTTACGCCAATTGCAGAGGTTGAGAAGCCAGCTTCCAAAATCCACAGCCGTTTTTTAACGGGACCACCAGCAATTTCTTTGAAATTTTCTTCAACCTGCGACCGCTGCGCTTCGGTAAGAACTTTTTCACCGGTGGACAGAATTTGCGGTGACTTTGCGCCATTGGCGAAGAAATCCCGCTGCTGATCTTCCATCGCAACCGCCACGCCCGCTGATTTACAGGCGAAAGCGATCGGCGAAAGCCCCACCAGACCGGTAAAGCCAAATCCTTTGAGGTGGAATATCTCTTTTTGGGCAAAATCAGCATATTCGCTGTCGCGCTGATAGCGATAAACCAGCTTTTTGCCGACCATTTTCACGTCCATATTGGCGGACTGAAGCGGCAGGAGGCTTATCACGTCACCCGCGCCATTTCGCTCCACCAGCGCATAAGCATTACCGTAAAAACAGAGCTGCATTGTCATAGCCTCCCTGAACTCCTGGGCGGTCATGTACTGGTTTGGTGAATACCGAAGCAGCCGTGCCAAAGGGTTGCTCAAGTCTACCTTGCTACGGTTATTGCTTTTGTCGGTTTCGAAAACATCAAGCGGTAAACAGGCGGTGAGCGTCGAGATAAGACTTACACAGCGCCACACGGTAGAAATCTGAAGAATTCTTTCATCATTTACAGCAGAATCGCCGAGGTGTCCGTGTGCAGATACCGGCCCGGTTTGCGATCCCTGATTGGGGGTGACTAACCGCCCGCCTACAAACCAGGACTGCAGTTTTGCCCACAGCCCATTATTGGTTCGCAGGTCAATTGTGTATTTTGGTTCTTCCATCACATGCTCAGCGGTCGGAAAATGAAATCTTCAAAGTCACCACCTTGCTCAGTGACCTCCCCATTAGCCGCACCAACTGACATGGTCATCGCGACCATGCCATCAATGCGCCCAGTTGCCTTGGATTTATCGAGTTTTCTGTTACCGGCTGCGTCCTTAACCACCACCGCATTGACCGCGCACATTGTCAGCACCGGATGCATACCGTGCCTGACGCGCCCGTTAAGCATCAGTGATTCCAGGGTATCTACAGCCGGACCCATGTCTTTGAAGCCCTGACCAAACTCAGTAAGCGGCAGCGTTAAACCGATCGCATCAGCTTCCTTCCTGAATTGATCTATGCGCCAGCGGTCAAACGCCATTGACGTGAGGTCAAAGTCACCAATGATTTCAGCAATGTCATTTACTACAAAGGCGTAATCCACCGATGCGCCGGGCGTCGTTCTCAGCAGACCTTCTCTTACCCATACGTCATATGGCGCGCGGTCGGTTTTAGTTCTCTCTTCGAGAGTTTTTTCTGGCGTCCAGAAGTAAGGGAAGAAATCCCATACCCCATCATCGGATTCACCGGCGATTACGAAGGCTGTTAAGTCATTACGTGCTGACAGGTCCAGACCTGCATACCACTTTCTCGGAGTGTTAAGCGGCTGTCCGCCGCAAATCTCCCATACGTTGCGGGAAATGAACGGTGATACCGTTGATACGCGCTGATTTAAATTCAGGTTGCGAAATGTGTTCTCAAAACTTGGCATGCGTCCGGCCTTTTCAGCCTGCCGCGCCATATCCTTTTCAGAACGGAAAGTTCCGAGCGCCGGATTTGCCGCCACCCAGGATTCGCGCTGGCTTATGTCTGCATCTTTGGGTGCTTCGTATACATGGCAGACTATATGCGGGTCTTTCGACTTCACCGCATCATCTATCCAGATGCTCAGCAGGTCTGCATCATTTGCCGCCTGTGTGCTGATAACTATCAGCAGCGGGTTTTCATGAGCGCCCTGAGCCGTGGTGATCGCGTCTATGAAATCATCCTGCGGCCCGCGCACCTGACCGGTTTCATCCAGGATTGCCAGTATTGGAGACAGGCCGTGCGTTGTTTTCCCTTCCGCCGAAAGCGCGCGGTAAATCACGTTGCAGGGCAATCCAATAAGTTTTTTCCCGCTGGGCGTGATGTGAACGATGTCTTTAAGCTCAGGGCTGAGATTTACCATCTTCACGGCCAGCTCAAAAACTATTGATGCCTGCTCACGACTCAGTGCACCGCTGACAATCTGGGAGTTCTGTTTAGCTTCCGGACCCACCAGGTGGGCTAGCATGATCCCAGCAATCAAACCTGTCTTGCCGTTTTTACGAGCAATACTGAGTATCGCCATGTCGGTTCCGACTGGGTTGTCATAGGTATCAAGGATGAATCGTTTCTGGAACGGGTCTAGCCGCATGGCCTGACCTACAAGATTGCCTTCTGGCACGATGCAATAGCGCTCAATGAACGCTATAACACGCTCACCTCGCGTCATAAGTTGTTATCCGTGTTTGGGGAAAGCGATCAGATTATCTTCTTCGTCGGCATGCTGCATTTTTGTATTTCGCGCGGCGCGATCATTCTGATTTCGTTTTTTCTGGTCGCGGCTCTCACCGTTCGTAGCGTGGGAGTGAATTTGCAGATCACGGCGCTGAGCGAGGATGGTTCGCTGTAACTCGGTAATTTGTTTTCGCAGGTCTTTAATTAGCCCTTCATTTCGCTCTTCACCACGGATACGTTCTTCTTTACGTAAATCCTTGCGTAAAACGGTTATATAGAGCTGATTATTTGCCAATTCCACAGCGGCAAGCAGGTCTGCTGGCGTCCAACTATCCAGAGCTTTCGATCTGATGTTGTCATGCCAGAACGGTTCGGCTTTTTTTTCCAAACCCGCATGGGACGGGGGCGCGATGGTGTCCACTGTCGCATTTTGCATGGCCTGAACCGCCGCAGTCGAACTGTCAGAACGGGTTCTTTTTTCTGCCATTTGTCAACACCTTTGACTCTTAAAAAAATGGAAAAAATCGGGTTAGCGTTAAATCAAAAGTTAGGCGTCGGTCATTTAGGGCTAGATGCTTGAAGATTTACCCTCCCCCCCCACCCACAAATGAGAATAATTCTCATTACAAGTGAAATGATTTCATCGCTTTACTTTATCGACCTGCTCAATTTCATTGCCTGACTTTCTGAGCCCACTAATAAGATGACCGGATAGCGACAGGGTTGGCACCGTCTCACCCACTTGATGTGAAAACTCAATCGCTGTGAGCTGATTCATCTCCACGCCATCGACAACCACATGAACAAACTTCCCATCGCGATAAACAATGCTAAGGTCTTTCATTACTTACTCCAGTGAGACGCCGGGTCAAGCGGGTAGCCGTTAGCATCACAGCCGATGACGGTGCCACTCTTCTCCATTCTCTGTTTGGTTGAATCGTGATGCGCTTTGCACAGTGGCTGCCAGTTCCCTTTGTCCCAGAACAAGAGTTGTGCTTTCGATATCGCCAGCGGGTTGCCGGACTTAAGCGCGTCTTTCAGCTTATGGGGTTCGATGTGATCAACGACTGTGGCCGCTGTGATTCTTCCCTGCTGATCACACATCACGCATAGCGGATGCTGCTGCAGGAATCGCAATCGAGCTTTATCCCATCGGCTTCCATAGATGCGTGGCTCTTTGTTCATGCCAACCTCCACGCTCTTCTTCGTTCGGTCCTCGGCTCATTGTCCGGGTGTCGCTCGACTGTTGGCAGATCAGCATGATCAACCAGTGAATAGCATGGATAGATAACGCGACCACCACACGCATCACTAACAGCGTAATCCGCAGCCATTGTGTTATTCCATTTGCTTACGACCTGCTGGAGCTTGTCTCTCGGCGGGCTATAGCAAACACCATGAATCAGTTTACTCAGTGAGATGTAATCACCGTGCGTGCGGTCAGCATGCACCAGCAAGCCAGCAATCTCTCTTTGATACTGCGGTGGTCTGCCTGTACCCAGATAGAAGCTCACCAAGTCGTCGGGGAATCGCGTCAGCCAATCCGCCACCTTT